CTTAGTTAACGCTTTACCCGCTGCCATAGACTTCATATAACGTATAGAGCGTCCTCTCGCGGTGAGAAGGCTAATCTCTTTCATCATGTTGTTCCAGTAGTTAATGAGGGTGTAGTTACCATATTGTTCCGACATGGACTGCATCATCCGCTCGCCCATCGTCCCTCTCGCATACGGGTCACTGATATTCATCATGGAATTGAGTTTGAATGACAATACGTTCTCAACAGCTTGTCCGAATTCTCGGGCCTCGGCTTGGGTGAGTCTGTGTCTCCCAGAAGCTAAGTTCTTCACCATCGGTTTTAACGCTTCTTGGTATACGTCGAGGTAGCCATTGCGCATCACGGAACCAAAATCTCCGATACTAGCTAACGTCACCTTTCCCATTGTCGCTAGATAGTTTAGTGTGCGTATGGCCGAGAAGGAACGTTTTAGAAGGTCATCGGCACCAGTGGCATCTGCACGGTATGATCCCCTCACAATGTCCCAGGTATCTGCTAAATCTTGTAGACCATCTCTCAATTGTTTATCGGCCCTTATTAATTGTTCAGGATCTGTAATCCCCGCGATATCCTGCCTGTGTTGCTTCTGGATTTGTTCAGCTACCTCTTTGAAGTTAGTAGTACCAAACTCACGCTTTAGCTCAATCTCAGGCTTCATAAGTCTTGCGAACCTACGGCTGATCACACGTATATCATTCTCTAAAAACTCCTCAATAGAAATAGTGCGTCCATCCGGTGTTGTCACTGCAAAGTCAGGGTCAATATCGAGTGTACGCTCTTTCAGGGGGCTCTTCTCTAAGAACTTAATATGTTTGAAGTCAACATAAGAGTCTAAACCTTTAATCTTAGCTGTGATGTCAGCAGCCATTTCTTCAACACCTTGCTTATTCACACTGCCAAGCTTGCCAGCTTTAAGTAATTCCTTCTTGACCCAGCCATTTACCAATAGACGGAAGTCGTGCTCACGGGCCACGATCTCTCCACGTTTATATACGGTACTTAAATATGACTGCGCGTTCTTAGGAGCGACGTCTTCAGGGAGTAATTCCACTTCTTGTGCTTGACGGGTCAGTTTATCTATGAGTGTCTTACGGTATGTCTTAGCTGCTTTAGCTATGTTTGGATCCGCTGCTTCGTCTCCGCGTCTGGCAGCATGCCCTACTTTTTCAAAGAATTCGTTTGTTTTAAGTGCTCTTTCTCCGGTGCCCTTCATTGCCTTGACATATTGCTCATAAATCTGGTTCCCACCTTCTAGAGCTCTAGCCAGGTCCGTATTCACCTCAGTGAGGCGTGATTCTACGGAGATCGGTGAGTTACCCTTCAACGGAGCATTCAACTCTAGTAACCTAGAGGCTGCGTCCCTAATACCAATATTGTCATTTCCCATTAATCGTAGAGATGGTGAGACATTACGAGACGATTTCTCTAATCCCCTGGCCATAGTGCTGATTACCCATTTGTCCCCTACATCAGTAGTGAGCTCCTCTAGGGTCTTGCCACTTTGGCTGACTATTTGATTAACGTTGTCACTAATCGCAATATCTGCCGCGAAACTATCTCTAGGGATTGGAGCTTCTTGGGCTAACGTCTTTTTAAGTGCTCTCATAGTAACGGCCTTATTAAGGGCTCCACCAGCCGCACCCATGCCCATTCCGAATAAGGTCCCTGCTAAAATATTGGTTACAGATTCCTTAGCCGTACGGCCTTCCTGAGTGGCTTGTAATGAGAGTTCTGAGGCCCCTGTGATAACTCCAGTAGATGCACCGGTTACTAAGGCTGTCTTAGCTATGCTCCCACCTTTGAGTGCCTTAAGACCTAGTCCGACAGGAACAGCCGTCAATGGGCTCACCCCTGCGGCTATAACGCTAGCGGCCAATGACTTACCTAACCCAGCATCCTCTAATGTTTTTTGGTACTGTCTGCGATTAAGTAGATCACCCTTGACCCGTGCCATTTGGGAAATATTCTTAGTGTCTGCGAATTCTAATAGCTCGTCTTCTGTAAACTGGCTAGCATCAACATAGTCATATGGATTAAAGCCTGGCTGTTCAGGTTGATTGAACTCCATGACTTTGTTAACACTATAATTAAGGGCATTGTAGACTTCATTATGCAAACGCCAAGCAGAGCCCAGTGTGGCTCCGAAATCAGGAGAAGTCATTCCTACACCCTCGTCTGGTACCTGTGTGATAGGGGTACGAGGAGTAATAGGTGTGCCGTCAGTAGTTCTTATAGGCATTATTTACCTTCTGTGTAGGTTTTATAATCTGGGTACCAAGTGATGGGATCACCATTAGAATCTAGAGCCTGGACCTCAACTCCATCAATCTCTTCCATGACGAAATATTCCATGGTGTCAGGATTAGCTAGGTGGTTAGGGATGATACGTGTGAACGACTCGCCTAATCCAAGTTGCTCCATCTCAGAGACTAATTGCTTCCTAATCCATTTGGGGTCAACCCCTCTAGGATTGAATAGTTTCTCTGGGGAATTCTTCATATACTCTGGATCACCATTGACATTACTTACGTGCCATAGTGCCTCGATGCGTTTATTTGCCATAGCTTCGGCTTCTTCAGGGCTGTGTCCTAATTCTACAGCGAAGGTGTTCAACAACCTATCAAAGTCTAGTGCCATCTCATCGGGCACCTCATTTGGATCATCGCGGAAGAATTCAGTGGGTGGACTAAACTCAATCCCGGCATCAGCCAGACTATCTTCTCTACGTCTTAGTAAACCTTTATCAGCTTGCATTCTCTCGTCTGCAGCTTTGATGGCCTCTTCCGAGGTCATTCCGGCATTAATGTTACCTGCTATGTGACGGGCTCTAGAGATATCCTTATTAGTGAATGATCTTGCTGCTGAAGAATCTTGACCGGCGATTCCATCAATAATCTGGGCTGCACCTATTTGTCCTTGGTTAGAACCATTATTAAGGTGTCCGGTTAATTGATCTTTAAACTTCTTGGGTACAATACCTAGATCAGTGGAGAACTTAACTGCTCGCTCTATACCATCTTCCTGAGTTAGTTGAGGGGCCAATATCTTCTCATAATAGGTATCAGCTGCCTTCCTGTCGTCCGAGGAGCTAGGTGATAATGGAGCTTCACCGGCTAGAGCGGCATCTATACGGTGGATATATCCTTGGTCCTCAACCGCTTTCTCATTAATCTTCTGGATCTGTTTTACCCTGTCGATATAGTCTTTGTTCGTGCGGAACTGACCTGTGTTCAACATCTCATTTAAATCGGTCAGGCCAGCCTCTCCTCTAAAGATCTGTAGGTCCAGGGTGTCTAACTGCTGCTTATATTGCTGAGTACTAATTTTATCTAGTTCTCTTTCCCTACGGGCTATGTCGTCCTTGAGACCATCCTCTAATTTGGCTAATTGCTCATTGGTAAAGAACTGCTTAAATTGACCAGAAGAGACTTCGCTTAGAGCTGTACTGTAATCTCCGGCACGGATCAAACCATTTAAATGACTAGTAATCAGCTGGGAGCCAGCTTTAACTTTAAACATCTCGTGTTGATCGGGAGAGAGGACCTCACCGGCTGCATCAGCAATCAGTGTGATATCATTAAGACGATCCTTAAGACTATATGGGTCAGCAAAGACCTCATTAGCTATAGTATTGATATTCTCACCTGCACGAGCTAGGGTCGTATCGGCAATAGCTTTGTTTTCAAATCTGAAGGAGTTAGTAAAATAGCCATTACGCTTCTGAGTGAAGATAGCTTGTAATTGAGCACGTGATCGATCACTGGGGGCATTCTTGAGAGCCTCTGCATGTATATCGTCTATCTGTTCCATGAGGGCATCGGTATAGCCTCTAGGATCATCTAGGTTCGTCTGCATCTCTTGCTGTAAACGACCAATGGTCTCAACCGTCTCGGTGTTCATGGTGCTGACGTAATTGGCTTCGGTTATAGCTATACGTTTAGCAGCAATCTCCTGAGTTATCCCCGCTACCTTCTGACCAAGGTTAGTAAACGCTTGATTAACCTGCGCAGCTCCACTGCCAGGTAGGAAGCCGGCTCTTGGTTGTCCTGATGTTGTTGGGATATTCTCGATTCCCGCTCTATCAATAGTGACTTTGGGCATATTCTTCCTATACTAGATTATTAGGTCTTAAACGTGGGACTGGAGCATTGGTAGTAGAAGTGGTTGCCCCGCCTCCAAAAGATGAAAGTGCGCTAACGCCGCCTATGGCTGATCCTGCAGCATCTAGGTAGCTGGCTGTCTTGGCGCTCTTCCCTTGTTGTAGGTAAGCTTGAGATTGGGTCTCATCTAATAAAGATTGACTCTCATAGCCTTGAGCCTGTAGATTACCTCTGTGCAGTATCCTTGCAGCTTCTAAGGCTCCCTCAGCAGCTTGTTCACTCTGAACCAGGAGAGGGCTGCCCTCTGTGGTCACAACGCCTCCAGCGGCGAATGTAGCTCGTATAGTGCTGATACGTCTACTGGTCTCAAGTCTCTTATCTTTAGCGGCGGCCTCTGCTGCTTGTCTGGCGGCTATCGCATTATTACGGGCTACGGCTGCGTTATATTTAGCAATACCGGCCTGACTCTGGGCCTGCTGCTCAGCGATCTGCCCTTGCCTAACTGCACCTAAAACTCCGAAACCAGCGCTAGCTACGCTGGCCACTGCCATCAGTGTAAATGGATCAGCCATATTTAGTCTCCTTAATTATCTTCCACATCTTCTGGTCTACTTGGTCCGGGCCATACTTCTCTAGTGTGGCCTCATACTGGAATCCCAGATATTTTATAAATCTCTCTGCTCTATCAAAACCCACATCCGTTAATGCCTGGATCCTGGGTAAGTAAATAGCGTCTACCTGCTCTTTAATCTTCGGTATTATATGCCTGGCATATTTGGGAAAATCTTTGCTAAGATGAAGCCAAGCTTCTCCACTGTGCGAGGTAAAGTAGACGACACCACCAGTGCCGAGTACACGACCGTCGTCATGTAGAGCTGTCCAGGCGCATTGACCGCCGTCCGAGAGTAGGACAGCCCTTGCGAGAAGCCCTGTACCATATTCGTAAATTCCGTGCGGCGTGTTAAACGCTGTATGGAGGTAGTCTTGTTCATCTTGCGACTCTATTAATATCAGATCTTCGGGTCTGAATTCCCTTATTTTAACCGGTCCTGTCACTTGCTTGTATCCTCATTACTAATCCTAATATGGTCATGGGCAAGGGGTCTGTTTGTTTTATATATGTTTTATTCGAATTTCTCCACCCGCTTTTCGGTCTCATACTTTTGAAACCTGTGTAGATAGGCACTGCAGTATTCATCAGATCATCGCCTTCACGGAAGAGGATTTCGGTCAAGCTATTGGCATCAAATCCAATGAACCCGCCTACGGTCTCAAAGAACTCCAGGATAACTTCATTAACTTTCGATCTCGAGGATAATACCGTGCCTACTCCTGCGGATAGATCGATATCCAGTGTTTCTAGTATTCTGGTATATCCTAATCCAACTTTCACTTTAGTATACTGGGCATCAAGAGTAATACTGCCGCCTGATACGGTGCGATCTGGGTGTGAACCGCCGTCGGCTAGAACGGTTACGGTCTCTCCCTCTAGATGATCTAGGCCATCTATGGTGCTCTGGCTTAGAGTCCAGCTGCCCGCAGCGATAGCTGAGGTATCGGTAAAGTCAGTAAGGATATCGGCATCAACACTAGTCGCACTATTATATGTGACAATCTCAGCCTTACCGCCATTTCCCTCGATGATCCTGCCTACGTCCCCGGAAACAAATGTTGAACCACTAGCCGTAAAAGCGATACTGTCCCCGGTTGTCGCAGCAGGAGTAAGAGTAGTACTAAATGTTTCTCCATTGTCAGAAACAGTACTATCCATAAAGATCGCATTACGTACGTCACGACCGCGGTAATATGTATCCAACTGCTCAACAGATCTTCTAGTAACACCATTGATTGTCCTCTTAACTATAACCCAAACTCTATCTTGTCCGGTTATCGGAACCACTGCTACGGACTCTACAGCGACACTGGTACCTCCAAAGACATGGTTATGCCAGCCGATTACGTTCTGATCGCGTAAATAAGTCATGGCCGCCATCTCGCCATTATCTTTAACACACCATAGTGTGGGCACTGGCTCTGTCTGCCAAGCCATGCGTACTACACCAGCGTCAGTCGTATCTCCTGGGTCTCCAAGGATATCCTCAGCCAGTACAGATACATCTGGTGATACCAATCCGTCTGCCTCAAAACTATAAACAAGTTCCCTCAGAGCTTTCCCACTGCGCTGGGCATAAAGAGTAATATTACCGAGGCTAGCGGCTGCTATATCTTTACATCTAATTAGATTCTCTGAATCAGCCTCTACGTTAGTAGGTGTGATACTGACTACATCACTTCCTCCCCATAGGGACCAAATACCGCCCTCTGTTCCTACGCGCAACCTGGATGACGAAGCTAACCAATAGATAGCGTTAACCTTCTCGTTGGCCAGAGTATAGGTATAAGCGTTACTGTCGTCGGTGCCAGGCTCAAAATTGGTAAAATCATCCACAGCAGATCCCCAGATGGTATCTGGCTTGCTGGTAGTATTTGCGTATACTCGGCGTAATTGGTGATAGGTCACAGTTCCGGGGTAGCCGGTCGTATCAGACCATGCCCCTAGACGCCATGTGCGCTGAGGTACGGTAGAGCTTAACGGTGATGTATCTTCTGATACAATACTGCCTGTGACCACGGTTGTACTACTTCTCCCAGTTATTAAGATGGTATGTTGTGTTCCTAAACCTGCTTTTTGCATGTTACCACCAGAAGTATACGCTGTATATCCGCTCGTGTCAACATTTTCTCCATCTTTATCCTGAATTTCAAATGTATTAGCCGTAACGTTAGCTACTGTGTAGGCCACATCTCGATCATTAATCTCGGTCATTCCATTAACATCGGTGATATAGACGCGGTCTCCATTGGCATATCCATGGCTTGCTGAAGTAACGACACCGGGGTTAGCTTGAGTGATACCTGTAATACCGCGTGCAGGTCCCCTGTCAAACCAACGGAAGATACGTCCGACGTCTGTAGTCTGGAAACCGGTATCGTCGTTGATGCCCGTAGTAGAAGACGCGGTCCAAGTTATGGAGCCACTAGTGGCACTAGGTGTTATAGTAGTGTCACCGTCATTAATCTCTAAGAATGGGCCGTCGACGAAACTTGTATCAGTAATACTCCAAGAGGTATCGGATGTCCTGGTTACGTCTCTAGGTACATAGTCATTGTGTACAATACTTAGTACGTCAGCTGATTGTGTCCAACGGAGGTTGGCTAGGTCGGCCTCTGCATAGGTGGTAGTTAGTGTATAGATGCGATTAACCACGCCGCCAGAGGTATAGGCAGTGTAGCTCGTGGTATCAACATTGGTTCCGTCTCTGTCTTGTATTTCGAAGGTGTTAGCCGTCTTATTGGCCACGGTGTAATACAAAGTGTTACTATTCAGTTCTGTCATTCCACCGATCTCGGTCAAGTAGACTTGGTCACCATTAGACAAACCATGGGCCGTTGCGGTGATTACACCGGGATTCGCCTGAGTAATTCCGGTGATTGTGATGTCGGGTTCTAGTACTAAGCCGGAGTCCTTATAGACGCGCATATATAGGTCGCCAAACTCCAAGATATAAGCTTGGGTGGTGCTGAACTCAAATGGTATTAATACGGTGGCCTTACTGCTGTCCTTAACTTCGGCGACATAGATCGAGCCTGGGCGACTTGTCACGCCACCCTGGGGCATAATGGTCATGTTCTGCATAGTTTTAACAGCATTTTTATAGCGCTCAAAGTCTGAGCGTCTACCTAACAATGGTGTCAACTGACCAGCAGTGAAGTTGTTTTCTAGTCCATTAAACTCTGGCACAGTTTATCTCCAGAATTGATGTGTTGATTTCGTGGTCTTTGTAAATGCATTAGCTTGCAAGCTATCTGGGGTGCCTTCCTGGCCATCCCTGCGTTTTGCTTCTCTGAATTTACTCTCAAACTCCTTAAAGAGCTTGGCGGAGCGGGATGAACTTCCTGTGATAACTTCTGCCATCTCGGCAGCAAGACGAGTAGCTAAGGCCTCCACAAACAGCGGTGGGAAGATCCCTGTATCGGTTACCTTCTTGATATAAATCAATTTAACTGTCGAAGCATTGGTCAACAATTGGTCCCCTTCGACCTTCCAAGGTTCATCGCTATCATATAACATTAAACCCCTCAGGTAATCACCTGGGAGTAAAAACTGATTATCAAACTCAAAGGCGGGGGAAGTTGCATTCTTAGACAGAGTGCTGCGTCCTATTGCGAAGTTCCATGGGTGTGAGGCCAATAATAGATCCCTGACCTGTGGGTACATTAACTCACATGTTTCACCTTCGCGTCCATCTTCTCCGATGGCGGATATCGTATTCTCGTCTCCCATCTTAATAAGGGCTGCGTTGCAAATTTCAACTTCTGACGGCATTCTCTTCTCTCCTTAATTCTCTATGTGGAGTGGGCCCGAAGGCCCTAAACCCTCTCCACCAGGGTTCCCGGGATTAGCGGGTATAGCGTACGATCACGGTGATGTCTCCGCCGGCAGTTGTGGCTGCTGATGCAGTCAATGCCAAGTAGACAGTTCCGTAGTCGGGGCGGCTAGATAAACCAGCCAAAGACCAAGCTGCATCACTTGCTGTAGTGATGTTTGCAGCTTCGAAGCGTACCTCTGAATCGGAAACAGCAGCGGCGTTAACGTCGATGGCAGTTGCCAAAGCGTCTTCGTCCAATGCGTCTCCAATCACGACGCTACCTGGTGCAATGTTACCTGGGTAGAAACCTAGGTTAAATGCGCCGGTCGTACCAAGGTCATCGCTAAAGAAGCGAATTGACGTGATACGTGCGTCTACTGGGATACGGGTCAACAAGATAACCGTATTATCTGCAAGAGCGCCTGAGGCGGTGTATTCGCAGATAGCGACTTTCTCGTGGTTATGTGCCCGACCATGATCAATCTGGATGTCCAGATTTGCCTCATCAGTGAGGATGTTAGATAGTACTGTAGCCATATAATTATCCTCCTAGCTTATAGTGGGTCACATGCGATTTGAACAACTTTTTCTTCGTACATACGAGTTGCTCCAATCGATTCGAAAACAGATAGACCATCTGGGTTCATCGACTTGGTCGGTAAACG